CAATACCACCTCTCGTGGCGAAGCCTAATACTGTAATACTAGCGTTAGCTGTTGGCGTACCTGAACCAAATCTTACTCGATTACATATAGCGGCAATAGTAGCTGTTGCACTAACTGTAGCCGCACCATTCACCATAAACACACTACCACTAGACATAGATGCTGTTGCGTTTATTGCTACAGGAGTTGTTCTTACCCTTACAATAGTTGAGGCTGGTACAACCGTAGACGTAGAAGTCATAGGAGCGGCACTTGTTCTAACTCTTGTGCCATTACCATTACTAGTAGCTACAGTAACTGAAGTACCGTTTATTAAGACTGAACCTAAAGCAACTCTTCTTGCTATTGCGCTAACAGTAGCAGTAGAAGTCATTTGACCGCCATCTACATTAATCTTTTCACCACTACAAGTAACTGTAGATGTAGCTGTTATTATGGTTTGTAGGTTAGATAAATCAAAAACACCTACGCCATACAGATAAGAACCATAACCTTGAGCATCTGTTTCTTCAAGTATAAACTTCTCACCAGCCGCACTAACTCCTGAAGCTACTGTTACTGTTACTGAACCACCTGAAGCAAATGTTGCATTACCAGTTATAGATACTGAAGCTGAGGCTATTATATTTCCTGAAGGAAACAGAGCAAGTCTCTGACCACTACACGTAGTAGTTGAGGTTGCATTAATAATTGCATCAGCCGCCGCAGTAAAGCCGCCTATTGTAGCTACACCTGAAGTTGCACTTACTTCTAACGCAGATTGATGTATACGCTCACTAGAACAAGCAACACTAGCACTTGCCGATATTACTATCGGTAGTGAGTCTTCACCATATTCATGTGAACCATACGTACTCGTACCATACGAATAAGCAGTAACATTTAAAGTTGCCACGTCAGCCCCTAATCGTTAGATTAGTTCAATGTTATATCTAAGTCACCAGTTGGCACACGGAATACGTCACCAGTAGCAATAGCTTTACTTGACGATAAAGTCGCATAAGCCATTAAGTTACCTGACGTTGCCGCATCAAAAACTCCAACGTGAGTTACTGTACCCCAACTACCTGTGGCAGTCGCGAATTCAATAGCCGCATCATTAGATGTTGTAGCGCCTGAAGTTGAAAAGTCTACTGGTCTTCTCGCATATGCACTACCTGAAAGTTCAGTACCTCCACCAGCTTCTCCCGGTGCGGCTGTAAACAATCCTAAGTAATGCTGAGAAGGAGCTGTGTAAGCCGCTCCAGCAAATACGTGGTCTAAAATTTCCGTTTCTAAAAAGTTTGTAAAACTCATACTAATCCCCTCACTTTAAGTGTTAATCCTGAGCCACTAAACATAGCATCCTCAGAGGTTTGGTTTAATCGCTGTATTGCCGCAGAGTATAATTGCGCCCATACTGCTAGTCGTGCATCTTCCGCTAGATACGGTGCTGAATGTAATAACGCTCCATAGAGGTATACATCAGGCGCTTCTAGTAAGAGCCAGTTATCTGCGTTACTACTAAGAGAAGGAATCTTCTGATAATAAAGTAACTCAAAATCTGTGTCTTCACCCGGTGTTGGGTGTAATTGAAACTGTGCATTTGCATGCGTGTAACTTGTTGGAGTTCCGGAGGTGTCATTATTAGCTTGACGTTTGTCAGCCATAGCATCTCTTGATATAAGATTGACTACCGAGGTTCCTGTTCCTGTTAGATGTAATCGTATTGTCTCTACCCAGTCAGGTGGTATTTGCATATACTCATCTGCGGCAGATTGTTGTCCATTACTCCTAGCTTCCATTCTCCAATGTCTTACGTCTCTGTTAATCTGTGCCTCAGCTAATGTAATAAAGTCTGCTATAACAGCAGTCAGGTCGTCTCTGTTTAAGAAATCAGCTATTGAAGCTTTAAGTCCTGTGTAATTAGATAGAGCCATTCTTAGTAACTCCCATAGTTTTCATCTTGTACTGCATACCCACTTAATGGTGAGCCAGTTAATCCAGCTCCGAAGATAGCTTTTTCATTATCATTCATACCTGACATTAATTGTTTAACTCGTGCTTTCTCTTCTTCAGATAACTCTGCAAACTGTGAATTAAATTTAGTACGGTCTACTGTCTGTGGGTTTGGACTCACCTCACCAGTACCAGCATAGTCCATACTACCATCAGCCATAACTGTGCCATCCGGCATTCTATGAAATCCTGGTGGTACTACATCAGGCATTGTTGGCGTTGCACCGGGCATTAACTCAGGGCCTGACGCAAAACTATTTCGTAAGAAATCTGTCTCTGCCGCAGAACCTAATGCTCTATCTCCTACACCAGCCAAAGGGCCACCTGTTGCCATTGTATTTTGTAAGAACTCTCTTTCTGCCGCAGTATCTAATCCTCTAGCTCCTATACCAAGATTTTTTATTAAGTCACCATCAGCAGTAATGTTTTGCATATCTCTCATTCTTTGTATAGCTTCACTACTTGGTGCGGCATCACCACTAAAGGTATAACCTTCTGTCTTACCATCTACGTCAAAATCGTAATCGTAAGTATCTTTACCTTTCATTACATTAATAGGTTTTAAAGTATCCATAACACCAGCTCTTTCTGCGTCAGTAACGTTAGAACCTTGTCCATCTTTTTTCATCCTAGACAGCATATCCATCAAGCCTTCAATGTCTAACTCTTCCATAGTGTCTCCTGTCTAATTAAGCGTAAGTATATCAGTTGTTCTTACTTGTATCAATTAATCTAGTAATCCTCTTTTCTCTAAAGCCATTAGCCTTTCATGTGTCAGTAAACCAATAGGAGGACTTTGCATTGTCAACTTTCTCATATCATTATCAGTCATGTTAGCGGCTGTCATAGGAGAGCCATCTGCTTTTGTATTGTCTACTAAATCTAAGATATGAAGACCACGTTGTTTTTCATTCAGTATTCCAGCACCTTGACCTCTTATCGTATCATCGTATGATAAATGACTTCTTTTTCCAACTACACCATCTTTCATATCCATAACACCAACAGATTGCAATGTGCCTTGTCCTTTATTATATTGTTTAGGGTCTGTATTTGCTAGTCTTGCTGTTGGATATGATAAGACTCCATTAGCATCTCCTTTTACTAACTTACCACTTGTGTCTCTAAAGTTTACATCTATGATACGTGCTATTTCTTTTCTCTCACTACCTGTAGTTCCTTCTAATGGGTTATCAGATTTAGCACCTTTCCATTCTTTATTGATTGCACGTATATAAAACTGACCTTTTGAATTTTTAACACTTTCTTTTGATGTAGTTTTTATGAGTTCATCTAATATTTTTAGTTGTTTAGCGTTTAATCCGTTGATGGCAGAGTTGAGCATTGTTTTGGTAACTTGATGTGTGAAGTCCATACCAGTTGGTGATAAACTAAAAGGCATTAACAATGGGTCTTTCTTGTATAACTGTCTAGCTTCTCCAGCAGATTTCATTATCTTGTTTACCGCATCCGTTGCTGAAGCCCACAGATACTCTCTATCTACGTTTTCTTCGATAAACATAAAATCATTACCAGCTTCTCGTTTCACACCTTTGCCATCTGGCCCAAGAATACTATGACCGTTTACACTCGTCATGATGTCACCACCGGCTGTATTGTCAACCATAGTTCCTACGATTGGATAACCTTCTAAATCTCTTATGTCTAATTCAGGAGTATATATTAAACTGTTATCCTTGGTTTCTATCTGAACGTCCATGACTCCTTGATTGATTTTGTCTTTATCTGATTTCCTAGTAGCAAACCGGTCATCTATAATTTCACCAAGTGTGGAACCAACAGTTATTCTGTCACCTGTGTTTTTAGTTATGTCTATGTCTTGTCTCTTTAATACTTTAGTAATGTCGGTGTTGTATAGAACATAGTTAGAGGATTGTGGGTCAGGCTTGCCAGCATACTTAGCGGAAGCGTTACCAAGCTCATCTAAGAACTTCATACCCGGTATTCCATTGTCATTCAAGTATTTTGAGGCCGCTCTTTCTGCACCAAAGCCTCCTACTTCATCAGCAAATTGTTCTGTTAACGTTTCATAAAAGTCTTTACCAGTAGATGTATCACTCATGTTATTCTTTCGCATCAAGGCTTGCACATTCTTAGGCTGACCTGTTAATGGCAACTCTCTGCGTATCATTGTAGCAACAGCTTCATCACTTAAATCTATTTCATATAGTTGGTTTAATGCACCATCGAACTCAAGCTCTACATCATTTAAAATTTTGTTGGCTTCTGCTATACCTTCAATATCACCTTTAGCCTTTAAGTCTTTCATTAACTCTTTTCTAATTGTGTCAGGATAAACACCATACGATAAGTCATCCCATATTCTAGTTTCTATTGGAGTGTTGCTTTTCATTTCAGACATTAGTTTTGCATTTGTCATCATGTCATTGTCATGTCTTGCAAATCTTTTACCTGTGTCTTTATTCTCTGCAACATATAACCCATGACCTTGAACCTTAGTACCTGAGTTACTACCAACCTTGTCCATGTCTAATTTAGTATATCTAGCACCTGTGTTTGTGCCTTGGTAAGTAATGACTGGTATCTTGCTTTCACCTAACTTAGCCAAGCCGGGATTAAGATTTGATTTCAACACACCTGACATGATTGAATCCATAGGGTCTTCACCTATAAGTGCTACTAGTGTCTTTTGTAATGCTGGTTTGAGTGCTGGGTTCTTAGCAAGTTGAGCTAACTTAACTGCACCTACTCCACCACCAGCCAAGATAGATAATACTTCTACTGGATTGTTAGCAACTGCATTAGTGAAGCTATCTAAATCTTTAAACGTGTTCTTGAGCATGCCACCAAATGCATCAGCTACTGCACGTTGTTCTTCACCAATTGTCTCTGCTCCTACTGCGTTAAGAATACCACCGGTTCCTAAATCAATTGCACCTTTTAGCATGTGTTGTGGTGTAGAGAATACTGCCTGAGACTCATCCATAAGACCAGCAACTCCAGTAGGTATTCTTTCAATGAAGCGTTCTAGTTTGTTAGGGTTAGTAGATGGTTCTGCAAATCTCCAATCATGTCTGCCATATTTGTCATTGCGCCTAGCTGTCTCTAAATCTGCATAGTATTTGTCAACTTCTGCTTGTCTTTCAGGACTTACTTCTAACAGTCCACCAGCAAAGTCCGTAAAGCTATCCCATCCAGTAGATAATGTTTCACTGATGCCATCTGTAAACTCATCCAATAAACCAGCCACTACATAATTCCTTGGGCCATTGGTTGCTGTTGCGTCTGTTGCATTAATTGCATAATCATTTCATTAAACTCTGCCATCTTTCCAGTAGCTTCTGCTTGCTGTCTCATCTCTTCAATTTGTACTAACATCTCTTGTGGTAAATTACCTAGAAACGCTCGGACTTCCGGACTATCATTAACATTAGACATAGCCTCCGGAGGTGTGTCCATCATCTCTTGCTGTGTAAACTGCATTAACCCTTCTACTGACATTATACTTTCCCCACTAATTGAATGACTGTTGGCGGCTTCATACTAGCATCACTTGATGTATGGTCTATCTGTGTCTTCTCTCCATACTTGTGCGGTACTAACTTAGCGGCTACCCATTTACGTGCATCTATCTGCAACCTTGCTACTTGGAAGTTCTGATTGTCTGCTCTGTCTGCGATGTCTAAGATTTGGTCAGCACTGTATTCAGATTGGATACTCTTTGCGCGCGTGTACCTGTTGGATAATCCTTCTATTTTATATAACCATCGATACCAAGTCTCAGCATTCGGAGTCCATTTCTCCTCTCTACACAATCCAATCACACTTCTACCTGACGCTATCTCTTCTAGCATCTTGTCTACTAACTCTTCAGTATATATTGTAGGTCTAGCCATTTAGATACCTCTGTTCTTTGCAGTCAATGCCGCTTGCCTAAAGTTCATAGCTGATGGTCTACCCTTCTTACCTTTCTTCTTCATAGTCTCACCGCTACCATCTTTAATGCGCGCTCGCTTCTTATGAATGTTTGCATACAATCCGTTAGTCAACTAAATTTCTCCAATTATCAGGAAGGTTAAGTCTAATACCTAAATCATTTCCAACCCAAGCTATAATCTTATCTAAGTATTCACCCATGTCTTTTGTATTCAATTCTGTGGTCGATTTTAACACCACTACTGGTGAGTTGACAACCTCCTCTATTCTTATTTCTAAAAATTCTTTTCTACAGTAGTCATGAATAGCATTTTTTGAGTTGCCAGTTTCCACCAGGATTTGCTGAATGATAGACCAGTAAAGGTTATTCTGATGGCCTGTCCGAGTCATTTTGTTTGCCTTGATACTTATGACAGCTTCATCACCGCTAGTGTTCTTAAAAAAAGTTCTAGTCATGCCTTCTACTATGTCTGCTTTAGGTTTGTCTCTCTTTAGTATTCTAGTAAGGGTCTCACTCATAAGGTGTCCTAGGTGGTGAAGGAAGTTCTGTATAGTATTCATCCACCAACAAGGACTTAACTAACTGTCTCTTTGTTCTTGTAATAGCAAACTGTGCCATCTCTTTAATAAAATGTGGCTTATAGTAACTATGGTCTAATGTGTCATAGAGCTTATGGCATGCGTAACAGCCATAGAAGCCTATATCTTGGCCTTTACTGTCTTTAGCCTTAACTCCGGTTCCCGAAACATTTTCATGGCAGAATACGACATTCTCGTTGTTAGGGCCTGAGTCACATACATCACTTCTAAAGGTGCATGCTTTTCCTCTTGCACTACGAGTTATGGAATTTTGTTTAATGACCTATCCCCCAATCTATAAATTTTTCAATGACGTCTGCAACGCAATATACCACAGCACACTCAGCTCCAGCTTCAGTAAGACGCTCCATCATTTCTGTCTGATTCTTACTTACTCTGCCTCTTGGTATGATTCCATTCTTAGGACGTTTAACTTCTAAAAAATAACTCATTCCTTCCCACACAAAACCAATGTCAGGCACTCCACTTTTTACACCCTCAGCTCTAAACTTAGCGGCTTCAATCTTTCCACGTTTACCACCATTAGGAATAGCAAAGTAACATACACGTCTTATATCTAAATATTCACAGATAGCTTTCTGAACTAAATGCTCATCATTTTTCATTATCTTTTTTCTCTTTAACTCTATCAATAATCATAGTAAATTTAAGTTGGTCACACAATGCAATGATTTGGTCTTCTAGTTTACTCTTTAATTTTTTGTCTTCTATCTTAGAAAGTAAAGCCATTAGATTATGTATTGTCTCTGCGACATCTTCATTCGACATTTTGTTTTTTATATACAATGACAGGCTCACCTTCCATGTAACGAGATAGACCGTATATGCTCCAATGCAATTGTTGTTTGTTTGCTTTGATGCGATGATTAAGACCTGATAAAGTTACACCCAGCATG